ATGTTTAAGAATATCCTTATCACTTATACCTCTTTTCTTTAAATAATTATAAGCAACTCTAAATTCAATAATATGCTGATTATCTAATAGTGTTTTATATTCAGATGGTAAATGTATTTCTACAAATTCTTCATCTTCGGCTTTTGCTATATATCCAGATTCATCATAGATTTTCATTACCCTTTGGATAACATCATAATCTACACTTAACTTCTTTAATAGAGAGTGAACCTTTTTACCTCTTGCATTGCAAACCCAACATCTCCACTTTTGTGATTCTAAGTTGACCTGTAGTTTAGGTTTATGGTGTGAACAAAATGGGCAATAGTATTGGATTTCGGAACTACCTAAGTTTCTTCCTTCTCCCAAAACTACATTCATTTGGCCTAGCACATATTGTTTATCTATTTCAGATATCATATCTTTCTTTTAACCAATTAATATACCATCTATTTCCATTATCATTAAAGTGAATATCCATCTTAGATACAAAATATTCCGGTCTATTTTCGGCAATATATGATTGTAAACTATGGTGTCCATCAAACATAATGTGTTCACTTTTAGATATTTGTTCTCCTCCGGATTTCGTACTAATTAATTTTTTATCAAAATCAGATGAGTATAAAAAGTACTCCAACTTTACTCCGATTGTTTCTGCTAATTTTTTTAATAAACTAATTTCCAAAACTAAATCATTAAAAATTTTAATTTCATTTTGATTAATAAAGAAGCCTAAATAAGGCATGAATACCATCTTCACCAATTCTGAATCCATTGAAGACATATTGGGATATAAAGTACGATAGTAGTTATTAAATATACTAACATCTCCATATTTAACCATATCAGATTCATACCCATATACTTTTTGCATAAACTCTCTGGTTTCGCTCATATTAGATTGTAAAACGCATATTCTACTGCAAACAGTAAACTGAACTAATATAGCCGAACCCTTTGAATCGATTCCATTTTCTACTAATTTATTAAGTTTTAACTTAACTAATTTAAGAATATGGTCATTTGATAATGAATGGTGTGTATTGAATTCTACATCATTACGATGGGATTCTTTAATATCTCCGGTAAATAACGAGAATGAGTCTCCGAAAAGATACAATTTTTTCATACCCAAATATACGAAATTATTTCGATATTTCCAAATACTTTTTGTAGAGTTGGTTTGCTAACCAATGATGGGAATCTAAGCAGGGGTGGTCATCGTTTACTTCGATATTTTCCCTTAATGTCCATTTGTTCGTTCGATTCATAATATCCCAACTTTCGTATGGGGTATCATTGTATATAATCGGTAAATTATATGGGTCATCTTTAACAACCTCATATATCAAATGTTTGGAATATTCTTCTACTGAACCGATTAGATAGATACATTTACACCCATATTTATCCTCTAAGATACTAAATCTTTTTTTAACTTCCAAGAGCATTATTTGGAATATTTTGGTAAGGATTGGGTTCATTTTTTCAACATCCTCTTTGGTTTGGATGTGAACCGGATTTAATCTAGCAATTGCATATTTTATATCTTCATAAAATTCAGGCCCAAAAATACCACCTGTACTTCTATATTTACTTTGGGTATGCCCAATATCTCTTACAACGTTAGTGAATTGGAAAACTAATAATTTTGGATGTATTGCCTTTTCCGATTTCAAATAATCTAACCATATATCAAGAGTTTCGATTGCACCATAGTTACTACCTCCATTTCCAAAATTAGATACCTTTGGAGTATTTAATAGTTTTCCTAATACACCACTATAATTGTTATTGGTTCTAAACTCATAGAATTCCGAAAATGTTTCACTTACAGTCTGACAAGGTTCATATGAAGTTTTTCCTTTGAACATATCAAAGGTATTAGTATATCTATTTTTCCATAGATGAAATTGTAATCCTTCACCATATGTGAAAGAATCACCAATTGTAATTAATAAATCACTCATATCTCGGTATATCTTTTCGGAAAAACTTTCCTAATATATTATCGTTGAAATAAACATCTCCGTTTTCCAAAACTCCTAGTGAGAATAAATATTTTGTTTCCAAATAGGTTAAATGTTTTGGAGCAAAGGCAAATTCAATAATCGTTCTTTCGAACTCTTCTTTTTTACCTTCTTTAATAAGTTGTTTGATTTCAGAGTGAGAACCGTAATATGTTTTCCAATCACTCTCTTTTTGAACCTTCTTTTTCTTACTAGCTCTTTTATCAGTTATTTCAGCTAATTCTTTTTTACCTAATGCTTTTGTGGTAACTGATATAAGTTGCTTCCTCCCAATATATTTTTTACCAGATGGAATATGCGTCACCTCATACACAAACCCAAATGCTCCATAGGGAATCTCATTTATATCTGAGATTACCCCATTTTGATATTTCCACATAACCTTTATTTATTTATTATCTTTTTGTAGAAGATGAGTATTTGTTTAAATTTACTTTACCTTTTCTAGCACCTTCCAATACCTTCTCATCGGTATTATATCCGCTGATACCTAAAGTTGCTTTTGGAGTAAATCCATCTACAGCGATTTGTCCGTTTACCTTAGATTTGACAAAATCTACTTTTTGAGAAGATGCGTTTTTCTCCGGTATTCTAGAAGTTTTGTATAAATCAATAATTTGCTTTGCCATGTGTTTGTATGTTTTATATAAATATTACTTCGTAACGGATTAAGTATCAAAACGAACTACTATATTCACTGGGTAGTCAGGTGTCGATTTTGGTTTAGAAGGTAACTTTGCTACCGCAACTAAATTCATCTCATCATCATACAATCCAACTGTAGTTATATATGGTGCTAAATACGAACCTGTTGAATCTAGAGAAGAACTAAATTCATAATCATCAAATCCTATTGAACGAGTAACCGAAGTACCAGGTGCCCCCCACGATGAAGTATAATTGAACGTATGTTCCGATTTTATACGGAAGTCTAAATCAAAAAATGAACCACTATCTCCTAATGCGGATGGCTTATTTTCTATATATTTATTTATATACAAACCTCCACTATAAAAAGTCGTAGCTGATGGGTTGGTTGATATGTTGAATTCATTTGGTTTAACTTCCAAAAATAATTCATTTTCAAATATTGTTTTTGTAGATTGAAAACTCATTTGATATCCAGCACTTCCAAAATTATAATTAGTTCCTTCTACATATACCCCACTACTTGTACTAAATCCAGTTTGCCACGTTAAGGTCGCTATACCATTTGCGTAAAATATATTACCTAATGATTTTTTTGGGTTCTGTATTGGATATGGTAAATCCCACTCTTCATCAGCAAACATAGTTCCCATCATTATATCTATTTCATCTATATCACGAGTATCAACACCATATGGTCTATCGTTTGCATATTGATACGTTAGTACCTCATCATTATTAATATTATCATCACCGAAATCATTTTCATATAAATTAAATGTATAATCCAATCCTTCAGTAGTTCTAATAATCATACTTCCGGTATCATTACTCCCACTAAAATCTAACTCTATAACTCCTAAAAAGTCTCTATCATTATCAATTAAATTAGATTTACCGTCATCAACTATAGTTACAAATTCTCCCTTCTTACCTTTTGTATTTCTCGTTCTACCATAATCTACCACTCTAAATGAACCAGGTTTTATACCCTCTCCTATAAATTTATTTGGTATATTCCATAAGAAAAATCTATTACCTATTTGTCTTTCCTGAACCGAACCCAAACTTTTCATACTACCATACATCTTAGTAATATCGGTAAATTTACCAGCTAATATTTGTCCCCTATCACTAACGATATAACCATGATTATCTAAATATGACTGAAATTCATCTATATAAGAATCTGATGTGGAATCATAATAGTATTCATATGTAATAGTATTGTTAGTAATATCATTAATATTTTGTACTAAATAATATCTTTGTTTTTTAGCTTTATGTTTTTCTAAATTCCAATTCGTTACAACCGCTACTAATTTAGGTGCATTATTATAGAACATAGCTCTAATACTTCTATCAGTTGCATACTCATTATATGAATATGAGAAATCATAGTTACTACCTGAACCATAAAGTTTGAATGCTTCATAATCTTCAAATGCACCTTCTCTGCGTTCAATAGCGTGAAGATTTATTGTATCTTCATTGAAAGACCAATTTTTGAAGACTTTAAAAGGTCTAACGGTGATATCGGATTTAGGGATTGACTTAAACATATACCAATAAATATCATAATTAAAAAAACCCGCCGAAGCGGGTTCTATTAAAATTAAGGTTTAAAAATTAAGTTTAAAAACAAAGTTTAAAAATGAAGTTTAAAAATAAAATTTAAAAATCAAGTTTTACCTTAATCAACACCTCCTTATCGAAGGATTTCGCTATTGGTTGTGAAGTTTTAGCCACAGCCATTAATTCGTTAGCATCATTGAATAAACCAACTGATGTAATATATGTTTTAGGGTCTGTCTCGAATGAAGGTTCTCTTAGAGTACCATCTGAACCACTTGTGAATGTAGGATTATTAGAGAAGTTAAACTCTCTATTTGTTGCTCTTACAAAGAAGTGTTGAGTTGATACGTTTTCAGTTCTTCTCATTTCGAAATCTCCTCCACCTTTAATTGCATTAAATATTCTTCTGTGATTATACGTTTCAGCAGTAGGAGTTGTTGCAGTAGATGGTAACACCTCTGAACCTACTACGGTTGCTATAGCTGCCGGGTTTAATAAAATTATACCCAAATGTGGATAAAATTTACCAAATCCTTGTTGATTAGAAGCTACATACGAATGAATCGTAGCATCCAATTCAGTTCCTAAGTTATTAGAACCTGATACTATATTAAATACAGTTCCAGCTTTTCCAGCTTTATCAGAGAACTTCTTACCACTATCATCTATAAAAGTAAATGAAGTACCATTAGAACCACTCAATGTGATTTTAATATTACCTGCATCTGCTTGTTGTCTATATCTAGCTCTAGCTAAGTTAATAACATAGATTTGGTCTGCTTGATATCCATCTTCTACTGAAGAAGAATAAAAAGTGAAGAAATCATCTGCATCTCCCTCAAAGTTATTATTTAATAAAATTCTATATTGAGAGTATATCGCCTTAGTAGGTAATAATGCAGAATCCGAAGTTGTTAACTGAACTGAACCGCTACCATATTTGTGTCCGTATGCTACTGCAAATTCAATTGGTGCAGTAGAACCGGTATTAGAACCAGTTAAGAATACATTTAAGTAATACTTTGATGCATCTGAACCGCTATGTCCTGCTATAGTTGCGGTAGAACCGGTTGCAATAGCTCCACTTAAACTACCACTACCATTACTCCATAATCCTTCAGTTACTACTTCTATTTTATTTGAAATAACATCAAAATCTCCGAATTTTTTATATATTCCGTTTGAAATAACCCCACCACTTGATAATCCCACTTTTTCATTAGCAGGTAAGTATTGGTTCAATAAATTAGCTACCGTAGTAGAATCTATCAACCCCGCATTATCTACTAAATATTGGGAAAGTTTCTGGGTTAAATCTGCTCCCTGTGCTCCTGTAATTTGTGCCATCTTATTATATTATATTTTTATGCTACATAGTTTACTGTCACAGGAATAGAAATCGAACCACCTGTTTCGTTTCCATAAACTGTCAATGTTGTTACAACCGCCGAAGTTAAATTCGGATTAGGGATGAATTCGAAAGTTAAACCTTTCTTAACATCCGCTGTTGCAGTTACATTATCACTAACAGAAATTTGTCCTGATGATGCAATACCAATTCCTACCAAAGTACCTGCTGTCTTATCAGCTAATACCGCAGTGTAACCACTTGTTGAGTTACCTGCTGGTGAGGTTGAAGGTGTAATAGAAACTTTACCTCTCGTCTGATTAGTACTAATAGCAGTTGTGCCGATTGATACTTGAGGTATTTTAGTTGTGTTTTTTGGAAGAGTTACAAGTTTGTATCTCAAAACCTGTGTTTCATCTGGAGAAGCTTCTAATATAGGAGTAGCTTTAATTGCCGCATCATAATATGCAGAACCCTTTGGGTGTGCCGCATCAAATAATTGGTAATCAATTTCATCATCACCCAATGCGAATTGAGTAATACCTAATTGTTGACCAGCTGCCAATTTTTCTCTACCTTTCTTTGTTAGAATAGCATCTACAATGATTTCCGAGTTATCTAAGTATGCCATGTTTTGGTTTTCTTTTTGTTATTTCTATTATAAATATATAACTTATTCGTTTTATACAAAATCTTTTAATCTACCTCTAAAATTGGTTCTCCGCTACCTCTACCTGTTGGTCCAACTCTTAATCGGTTAGGGTTAGTTGAGAATGTTTCAACCGCTGGAGTTCCATCCAAAGTTGTACGCGATGTTTGTTTAGAACCCCTATAAAAACTATTTTCTAAACCTCTAGATGTATCCTTTGTATTACTATAATGTCCAGATGTTAAACCTATAAAAGGTTCAATTGCAGTTATTATACCATTTTTATACGGATACGTTCCTAAGTTAGCTAATATATCTACATAGAATGAATGTTGCAATGGTGCTCTAAAAGCAGGTACACCAAGTGAATAATCTATTGGTTCTATTAAAATTAATTTCTTTTCGTATCTTTCTATCTTTTCTAATACTACCTTATCCGTTGGTGCTAATTTGGATGTATTAAATAGTGAACCGGATAATCCGTTTGCAGGAACTCTTCTAGGTACACTTCTAGTATATTTAACAGTTATTATATATGAATTATATCTTTCAGTTAATACTAAATTACCAGAATCTTTGTAATAAGTTCTATCAACTGCTCCATTAAATCCTACTATTCCAAATCCTTTGTTAAATGGAGAATCTGCATCATTACCCACTTGTTGGTATGAATCTTCTAAATCAACTTCACCCAAAACAGTAGGATTCTTCAGCCCACAATCTATTTCTATTACTATACCTCCTGCATTTGGTAAATTTGATAATATAGATGCACTAGATGTAATATTTCCAATAACACTATAATTTCCACCATAAGTAGGATACTCCGTTGTTATATTTAAATTTTCAATTATATCGTAACTACCTGAATAGTATGGAAGAGTTGCTTCAAATGTTATACCATCGTTCATATTAAGAGAACCGGTATATGTAGGAACACTCATTTCTATTAAAATCGTATCCATTGTATTAATAGAAGCAGTATGTAATATATTTTCTGCTACCGGTCTATTAATCTTAATTTTACTTCTTTCTAATAATGATGGTTCAATTAATAATCCTTTTGATACGTTAGCTCTTACAGGAATTACCTGCTCTAACATATCAAACATAGATTTATCAATTGATTTAATAAGTTTTATATACTCATCAAAATTTAACTGAGTTCTTTCAAAATAATAATTTCTAAGTTGGTCTAAGTCTGTGTAAGTATCAGTTCCATATTCATCATTCCAATCTCCGATATAATCTCCAATATTGATAGGGCCTAATGAACGAAGAATATCCAAATTCAATTCTTTAACAGGTGAGAAGAATAATCCCAATCTGTTTGAATCAATCGGTGCTCTATCATACGCCTTTTTAGTTGCTCTTTGTTTATATGATAGTTGACCAGTTAATGTGATATCTTCAGTTCGTACTTTATCCTTTCCTACAAATCCTATTGAAGGAACTTCAGCAGTTACAAATCTTTCATATACATCATATTGGTATGGATAAGAACTTGCAGTTGTAAAAATACTAGCAGTTGCATAACCACTATATCCACTTACAACAATTTGTTTATTATTAGTATCTAAAGAAGATGTGTATGTTACAAATGGTGCTACGTTCTTTATAAACTTATCACCACTTCCAGTTTGTCTATTTTTAGGATATTCAAAATCTGAACGGAAAAATAAATCACTTGTAGATGAATATACATCATTACCAAATATTGTATCCGGATTTAATGTATGTGATGTTATTACCGATTCACTCAATGCTCCACCCCAAATTCTTACCTCATCTATTGAACCACTAATACCACCTGCATTTTGACCACCAAAATTAACCGTACTACCACTTAACCATGATATACCATTGTAATATTTTGCATTTGAAACTAATGAACCCGAACCGGATGTAATTAACAAATCTAATGTATCGGATTCACTTATTGAAATTCTATCTCCGTTAGCTTGTTTATAAAACATTGTATATTGCTCATAATCCAAACTTCTAGTTAATGTATTACCAATGTACTCATCTCTACTAAGAACTTCTCTTTGAATTGTAAAATGTTTATATGTGTTATCGAATATAGGAACATTTTGAATACTCATTGATACCAATTCAGAACCTGAGGTAACTACACCAGGACCGATATAAACATTACTACTAGCACTCATTTGGAATACTATATCACCATATACAGAAGAGCCTGATGGAACTAATTTAACATTCCATATACCACTACCAGCTCCACCAATGTTTACCAAACTTTGTGTATGATAAAGAGTTGTAGATTGTGATACAAATGATAATCTAGATGTTTTAAATCTAAGTTCAATTGCATCAGGGTCATTGAATGATGTTCCTTCTTTCCAATCAACGGTAAGATATTCATCTCTAGCAATATTAAGTGCTGCAGTTCTATCTTCGTATGTATATTTAGTACTCTGAGAACCACTATTCGCAGGCCCTCCAAATTCAACTATTGTTAATAATGAAGATGGTACGCCATAACACGCCATAATTGCATTAATAGCTTTCCTAGTTCCTTTGTGTTTTAATAGGTATGGTAAGTTATTAAGAATTCTTCTCCAAACTTGATTTCTTGCTTCTTCCGGTGTATAAGAAGGTGAAACGTTATTACCCAATGAGTTTTTATTCTGTGTGGTAGTCCCATCTTCATTTAACCCAAACGCATACTTCCATAATTGTTGCCCACTAAATGGTGTTTTCGGGTCCCATCCAAAGTTTTCTAATAATGTATAAACTAATTTATCAGATATACCATCCGTTGATTTATTAGTTACTTTTCGTATTCTATTGATACCATTTATATAAGACCATATAATATCAAAATGTTGACCTATCATTTCTAAGAATGAAAGGAATTCTAAATTACCTGAATCCTCTTTTATAAATTGAGGTGTATGTTTTACTAAATAGTTTCTATTTTCTCTATCATATACTTCTGCATAATCTTTTTGAATTTCAAAAAACTGAGCGTTTGAAGAATTTACTCCATAATCAACATACATTTGTTTCTCAAACCCATCAAATCCATTTTTTATAATTCTTATTTTATCATCATATGATGCACTTGTCAATAAGGATACGGATGAAGTAGATAATGTAGAACCTGAATAAAGAGTAGTTGTTAATTTATTTTCCCAATTCTCAATTGTTTCTATTTTATATTGAAAATTTTCTAAACGAGTTTGTGCACTTGAAAAGTTTACAAAGTTTTCAAATTTTAAAAAATATGATGAAGTTACATTACTACCACTAGTGTACTCAATATTAAGGTCTTCTAAATTAAATTGAGATTTTGATAAATATTGATTTACTATATCATTAGAAGTAACTGACCCACTTGCTACAATTTGATTAAAAAATTCATAGCCCGTTTCATCTACTACATCTATTCCAAAATTTGGTTTTAATGGAATACAAGTATTTTCATCACTATCATTTATAATAATAGTTTCTACAATAGATGGTATTATTTGTTTAGTAACCCAAATTAATTGATTTGGAGTTATAGTTTCTGCTACCGGTTCTAATAATTTAACTATTAATGAATAATAATCTCGTTGTTCTCTTACCCTTACGGTATTTCCACTTTGAGGGTCTATCTCATATCTAGTGGGAACAATTTTTTCACCCTCTAATGAGAATGTAGCGTCATCCGCACCTGTATTTGTTATAACATACGATTCATCATTATCTGTTTTAACTTGATAGTATAAGTGTTTATCATCTTCAAATACAATGTTATCTTCAAAATCTTTTTTAGTTGTTTCGCCTGAGAATAGTTGAGAAAATACATTTGCAAACGTATCTAAAACTTCTCCACTTGAAACAATGTATTTAGCCTTTTGAACAAAAACAGTAAAACTTTCTCTCTTACCTACTATTTTACCATTTATACCATTAAAATATGGTTGTAAGGTAAATGTTATTTCATACGAATCATCATCTTCATTAAAATAAGTTTTATATGAATTATATAATTCCTTTGCCTTTAATGTGATTTTAGCCTCTCCATTTACTATTGGAGTATTAAAAATTTTATTATCACCTAAAAATACATCAACTCCTTCAGAATCTACTGTATCTATATCAAACTTAAAATCAAAATCTAAAGGTCTTAAATCGGCCTCTATAATATTTCTATCAAATATAATATTAGTTACATCCGGTTGACCATATGTTTTTTCTACATATACATTTATTCTAGCCCTCTGTTCTTCTCCATCTTTTAGTAAATCATTTCCAGCTATAACTACTAATCCATATATTCCTACCGCGTTTGGGTTATTTAATACAATTATAGCAGTCCCGTCAACAACGTTGGCAATCTTTGCTCCATTTGAATTTGCACCCGATTGATTTGGGAAATAGTATTTTACATATGTAGCATTTTGTACTCCTACACTTATGGAAAATTCTTTATTTAATTCCGTATTCCATTTGTATGTTGGTTGTAATACATTTGAAAATTTAGCTATATTATCAGTAGTTACATTTTGCTGACTTGTTACATTTATAGTATAACTTTCTACAATATTTTCTAAATCAAATAAATTTGCTGAACTATCTTTTACTAAAGTTCCATCACTTTTTGATACCTTAATACCAGTGATGTTAAAGTTTATAGCATCTGCTCTACCTATAGATAATTTACTATTCTGTAATACCTCTATAGTTCTAGTAGTACTTATAGTTTCCTGAACATCTAATGATGCTGCATTCTTATAATAAACTCTTACCGAAGGTCGGTCTATAGAGTTAATAATAGTTATAGAAATGGCCTGAGGAGGTGCTGGTGTACTAACTGAAATGTTTCCCTCAAATGGAACATCCAATATTATATCAGCTCTATAATCCTTAAACGGTATTTTTATCTCTCTTTGTGCCATTAGTTAATAAATAGTTTTATTGTAGGTTTTCTCTTTGAGTTACATCTCCTCCATCTAATCCAAATCCTGCTCCTCTAAAATCGTTTGGATTAACTTCTCTCATTCCACCACCATAACTACCACCTCCGCCACCACCAGAGCCTCCACCGCTTCCATCAAATTGCCCACCACGAGTATCAACAATTCCACCGCCAAATCCTTCTCCGCCTGGCACAGGTGTTCCCTCAACAGGAGTTGCATCTGCAATATTATCAATTTCTATTATGGAAACTTCATTTTCAATATCTTTTCTAGATTGAATTAAAAAATACTTTTGTGGTTTCAAATCACCACTAACCAATGTTAATGTAGATGGGTTTAATAATCTCTGTTCGTCCAAACTAAATGTAACTCTTCCTTTTGAATTCGATTGGTCTTCTATTTCGATTCCATTTAAATAAGCTTTTGCCAAAACATCGGTTCTACTTAAATTAGTATATGTGTTTATTGTGAAAAAAACTTTTCGAGAAGTTATATATGGGCTTGTATATGGGTCAAATGCTAGAATATCTCCTCCTGGCGCTCTTCCTCCTCCACCACCGCCACCGCCGTTTGAGGTTAATATAGAATCGCTAATACCTCCTGGGTTTGTACCGGAGTAAGTAAAATCGTTAGCTAATTCTTCTATAGTTCTTTGTGCCATCTTTTATTTATTTTTGGTTATCTCTTTTATTTCTTAACCTTTCTGCAATGGAAGATGGAATTCCAGCTCTTCTATCACCTTCCGTTGTACCCGTAGTAGTTCCGCCTCCTGTTCCTCCATTACTTATATCACCCCTTCCTCCAAATAAACCAAGTTTCTTTTTAGTTATATCTTTATTTAAAAATCCAGTTTTAGGTTTATTTCCCTTTTTTCTAAATTTACTTAAGAATCCACCACCACCTCTTTCGTTAATCACATCTGATACAGTTGTAGCAGGAGTTTCCATAACAGGAGTTTCTATTATTACAGGAGTTTCTACACCAGGAACAATAACTGCTGTTTTAGTCACAGATGTTACCGCATCTTTAATTTCTCCATACGTTGGTATTGGAACAGATACTCTTTCAGTAGAAACATTTTCTGTAACCTTATCTGATTCTAATTTTTGAATTAATGTAGCTAATTTATCTATACTTTCCTGTGTTTGTGCATCTATCAATACTTCATTAGCTAATGTTCTTTTCGGAAGATGAAAATCACACGCATCTCTAAATTTTTTATTAAGAAGATTCACAATATCGTTTTTATTATAATATGTAAAATCAACTTCATCTCCTAATGGTTTACCAAAATCCGAAGTTCCTATAATTGAATTTTTATGAAGCAATGCATGTCTAACCGCTTCTTTCATAGATTCTAATACCTTATTAAAAAATTGGTCGTAGTTTGTTATACCAAATTCATATTGTATTCTATCTATGTAATCCTTTGATTTTATTTTAACAAATGTATCCTGTAATTTTTGAACATCTAATCTGTTTATAATTTCATTTATTTCAGAGTAAACTTCATCTCCACTAAATCTACCTACTACAAAACTTTCATATGCCTGATTTAAATCTCTTTCTATATCAGCTTCATATGCAATATTTGTATTGAAATTATTATAAGGTAATAATCTTAATTCTGTTCTAGATGGTGATATTTCGTGAATCCATAATCTATCCATTTCTATTTTAGAACCAATCCTATTATTTACAAAATTGAATTGCACTCTAAATACTCCTGTGTTGTATCCTGCTTCTTTTACTAATTTTTTAACATCTATAAGAAACCCGCCACCATCATATATTGTATCCAATACATTTTCACTTCTTATAATATAGTTTGATATTTCGTTTGCATTAATATAACGAACATTTCCATAATCTTTTTGTTCTAATATGTTACTAGTAGAATCATATAATATAAATTCTAAAACATCATTATTACCAATTAAAAAAGGGGTTGGAATAAATCCCTTATCTATTAACTTAAGCTCAGTAGCACTTAACTCAGTAGTAAGAGATGTTCCCTTCTTTAATACATCATCAATATTTTTAAATTTATCTAAACTCATATTTTTTAACTTCTATGTTTGTATAAATTACAACTTAAAGAAACTTCTCCATTTTTACTTTTAAATGATACGGTTCCAGTATAGTTTGTAGCTTTACCTCCTCCTGCTATTCCTAAGAATGTTCTAGGTCTAGGGTCTAATCCATTAATTACACCAAAATCAGGTTGCATCGTTACTTCAACTTTTTGCTGAGGTTCTATATTAACTATTGATGGTCCGTTAATCCATGCTTGAGTACCTTTAATTTTTATATCAACGGTTATTGGCTCTAATGTTGTATTAAATAATTCTACAGTTGGGCCATTGTTCCATTTACCCGTTGATTCACCTGTTTTAACATCAAAAAATAACTCCTTTTGTGCAGGGTCTCCTTTTTCAATTACTCTAATGGTAAAATCCGCAGCCGCTTTAGCTCCCTCTGCTAATCTGGCATTTTTACCATTTAGTTGTTGAGTTAAACTATCCACTTGCTTTGAAAGAGATTGAACCGTCGCATTCTGTCCCTCATTTCTAGCTTGTAATCCAGTTTTTTCAATACCCTCGCTAACTGAACGTTGTAATGCAGTTTGCATTGTATCATTTACCAAAACAAATTGTTTTCTAAGTTGTTCTGCGTTTGATTCTGCAGTAACTCTTAATAATCTTTCATTATCTAATTGTATATCTAATGATGCCGATATTGAAGTTAATTCTGATACTTGTGCCTCTAATCCTCCAATTACTATGGATTGTGATAATATAGTTTCGTTTGCAAGTTCTAATGAACGAGTTGCCTGATTATATATTACACGTGGTACTAAATCTAATTGTGTTTCTTGTCTATCTGGAATTAATTCAGCTACAGTTATATCAATTGTCTTCTTTAATTCATCGGTATTATATATTCTTTTTTTAGAAGGTGCATACACAAACCCACCTTTCTCATCTTCAATGTTTGTTTGAAAATAAGAGTTTGGTTTGTTTTTAGCTACTAACGAACCACTATTCTGTAAATCCTTTTTAATTAATTCAAATTCCATTACTTAATTATAAAAGTTAAATCATCTTCAATAAATTCGTTTATACCATCTCTAACTATCTTAAATAGTAATCTGTAAATTCTATTCTTAGGAAAATTAGAAGTATCTAAATTAATATAATTACCATTCGCATCACAACTGATTTTTGTGTAATCCGAAAAATCTATTATATTAACTTTTGTTATTTCATCTCTAACTGCATAATATGAAGTTTGAGGTAAATACTTAACATCATCATATGAAAAGGAGTTTGTAAAACTTTTAGTTGGATACAAACTTCTTCCTATTATTTTTATCTTAACTTTATTACCCTCAGTATAATTATCCCTTAATTCTTTACTTCTAACTATAATTTGTGAATCAGTTAATGCAGTAAGTGAACCGGTGATAAATTGAGAATCATCCCATCCTAATTTTAACAAAGGTTGAAATATAGTGTTTGTTTCTTTAGAGTAATATTTTAGAACACCATAATCCAATGAAGTACTTTCAGCTGATGATGTATGTGATAATCTTAATCCATAATTAGCTGAACCTGTCCAATAATCATATATTGGTTTAATATTCATTTTGATATCTCCATCGAAATATGTAAATGATTGAATAGTTTCTATTGTATAATCAACTCCACTTTGGTTTGTCCAATTTATACCATCTGTGTTAATATTTTCAGGCCATGTCCCTCTCCCCATATTCCAACTTTCAGTTACAGGATATCCATACACCGAATAACTCACTGCCAGTTCTTCGGGCTGAGTAAGTGTTAATTGTAAAGTAGCCGATGATGCGGTTACATAAGATGGTACATTATCTATATCAAATTCAATAAATGTTCTAGCATTATCTCTTTCCGCAAAGCGTGAGTAATGTTTGGATATAGTTAGTATCTCATCTAAACCTGTGTTTTTATTTACATATAAACTATAAACCGATGCATCCTTTGATGCCGTTACAAAGTATATCATTATATAGCTTTACCTTTAATATCTTTATCAGGAAACTTAACTTCAAAGATAGATGGGTCTAACGATGGATAGATAATCTTATTCTTTGTTGCTGCTTGTATATCGTAACTATTTCTTGCATATATACCACCACACTTATTTACAATCTCAACCCTCTGAACCGATGCAACACCTTCAACCATAGCTATAGTTAATTCTATATCAGAAAGATTTATAGTTTGATTAAATTGCCAATTATTTATATCGAAGAAAGATTTTAACTCATTTATACAAGTTAATATTACTTCTCTTTGATTAAAGTTTTTATATGTGGTTATTTCAAAATTAACACCTATATTAATAATAAACCCATCGATTATGTTAACACCATCGGTTAACATTCTATATTCATTAATATATGTTTTAAGATTTTCCTTTACAGCTCTGTTTAGTATAGTTAGGTTTCCGTTTGAATCATATCCTAATGTATAAAGGTTAATAGCAAAAGGATTTACTAACTCTGCATTTTGTGTTGTCTTTTGTACAAAATTCCTAACTAATCCTTTTATATCATTTGTAGTTGGTATGTTACCTCCATTAGCAATTGCTGTTTTAGTTATAGTTTTTACTATTTCCGTAAATTGGTCTACATTATCAGTTGAGTTTAAAATACTTTCAGGTGAATTAGCGTTCAAAGAATTATCACCAACCGCAACTACTTTAGCAATTGCACCAAACTTTGAAGGCATTGATAAAGCTCTTACCTGATAATCTTTTGATGTCACTGCTCTATTTTGTGATGCAAAATTAGCTAATGCACTTTCTCTAATCTCTTCTATTGTATCAAATCCTCTTCCTCCCTTTGCAGGTATTTCGTTTTCAACTGCAACTGAATTTTTGATAAACGTATATACGGTATCATCTAAATCTAACATATCTACTAAATCATTATCAAATGTAATTGATGATATAGTTGTCAAATCTCCTTGTGGTACATTTGAACTAATTCCTCCTCCTACTAAATATTTTATCGTTAATGTAGTATTAGATGGTGATTGACCATATGATTTTGTTTTTAAAAAATTGGTTGGGTCATATGATTCTCCCATTCTATCGATTGAACTATTTAATCCTAATCCTACATTTTTAACGTTTGGTATTAAAAGTTCATCTGATAAAGAACTATCTCCACCTCCAAAATGAATTGATGTGGTAAAATCATCGTTTACTCTACTTACAAATCTTCTACTAGTTTTTAATAATTTTAAAAGGTATGGTACAGTTTCTTTAAATTGATATAAATCTGGGTCATTAGATTCTGCATTAGGATAATCAATATATATTGTTTCTTGTGCCAAATATGGAACTTCATACCATTTATTACCCTCATCATCTATAACAGATTCAATTGATATAACATTTGTTTCCGGTAAAATCAATGATGCAAATGATTCAGCTGAAGTGAAAGGTTGAGTGTATTCTTTTTCTGTAGCTGATATTGCCTGAATTTGCTTCTTAATTAAATAATAATTAGGAACGTTAAAATCTGATAAATTATATACAGAAATTTCTCTATCGATTGGGTCACTAAAATCCAATGATTCAACGGTTCTAAAAGTAATTTCAGAATTAGATGTAGATGTTATCGTTAATCCAGAATTAAGTCTCAATAAGTATCTAGTATCCAATTCACCTGCGTTATCTGCTTTACATAATTGATATACAGATAATGTTGTTACTGCTGGTGCAGATGATTTTGGTTTATACCCCAATAAGTTAGCTAATGCAAATACATTTTTTTCTTCGGATGCATATTGTATTAAACTCTCTTTTAAAGAAGCATCGGTATAATAACCTAATACATCTCCTATGTAAGATGCCATTTCAATAAACATCATACCAGGTGAGGTTTCATTAAAATCGTTATATGTACTTGGGAAATATGTTTTAGCATACTCCATTAAGTTAGTTCTAAACGAATCGAAATCCTTACCTAAATAGGATATATCTCTACTATTTCTACCTATATTTTTATTTGTTACTTTAAATGCCATTATTCATTTATATTAAATGTTACCGTTTCTAAATTTTGTTGTCCAGCAACTCTAAAATTCAATGTAACCGTAAAGAAATAGGTATCTCTATTTGTGTTTGATTGGTCTACCAATATTTCATCAATTGATATATACGGCATCCATTCTTGAATAGCTCTATCAATAGAACGTTCAATTTCTGATTCTAAATCATCCGTATTTTGGTTAAATAGAGTATTATACAAATCCGTACCAAAAGTGGGATGCATTAATCTTTCACCCTTTCGAGTTAAGATTAAATTTTTTATATTGGATTTAACCTGCTCTGAAGTTTGGTAAGATTGGGCAAAGAATCCACCATTCCCTCTTTGGATTGGGAGAGTGATTCCTATTGCCACCCTATCCTTTTCAGGTAGGTCTTTTACTAACTTAGGGCCGGTTATGATTGCCATTATCTATTTTTATCTTTACTTGCCGCCAAAACCTTAGCACTTCTTGCGATTGCTTTATCTAATATATCGTTTCCGGTACTTATTGGTGCGGAAGGAGATGCATACTGATTAGTTGGTTGATATCCCATTTGAGGGTCACCATATCCAACCATTTCAGGAGTTAACGTACCCCATCCACCATCATCCGTAGAGTAATTAGGTCTAATTCCTGCCATTGCAGTTTCATTAAGAACCTGATTTAACATTGGGTTCTTAACATAATTCTTTTGTTCAGGCTGAGATTCTCTATCTCTGCTTAAAATTTTGTTAGCTAAATCGAACGGGTCAGCACTTTCCTCCACCAATGATTTAAGAGAAGATTGTTGTTTAGCAGGTTGTGTTTTCTTAACCTCTGCTAATACTTCTTTTCTTATTTCTTCTTTGATAAGAGAAATTTCTTTTTTTACTTCCTCCTGAACGATTATTTGAATTGCTTTAAATAGTTTGTTCGTGTCCATACATTGTTATTGTTTATATAAATATTTGCTTTTATTATTTGGTAAAATTAAGCTGATATTGTAGTACTTAATTTAGTTTGTACCTGAGCAACCCACGCTTCAGTTGTACTTGTTGGGGTTATACCCAATTTACTAGCTATCTTAAATCCACCCTGTCTAATAAGAGAATAAGCGCTACCACCTATCTTATTTCCAATCAATCCTTCGTTATTTATCCTTAAATTAACAAAATATTCAGCCAAATCTTTAGGGTCTTTCATTCCTTTTTCATACACATCCACTAAACGTTTGCCAAATCCTTCGAACCAACCAGGGCCATTCCAAGTAGCATATGCGAAATTCCACATAAGCTTACCATTCGTTGGAATCAATGCTTTTAATTCTTCATTTTTAACAAAATTCTTCATATTTCTATCAAAACTAACCTTCATTATTTTTGCTGCTAATAGTACTAATTGAGATTTTAGTGGGTCAGGTGGTATATAATTATATGACCAATTATCCCATGCGTTCTGAGCATCGATTAATTTAAAAAATGCTACGCCATCCGTTGGGTTGTTTTTTTCAATATTTCCAGCGATTCTATCCAATCCAAACATAGTTTCACCACTTTTGTGATATCTCTTATCTTTGATAAAGGGTGTTCGTGTACTTGCTCTATAGTGTTTATGTCCAGGAACATTATAAGGATGGTCTACAACCATTGCAGGATTTCCATAACCTCCTTCAACCGTAGCAATAATTTGTATAGCTGCTTCTAAGAATGTTAACGGCTCATCTGTTATCGGCCTTTTAGATATACTTAAATCACCTTCTCCTCCAGAACCGTCTCCAGCTGCCTGTGCATTGTAAGCTGCAACAATAGCATCGGCATTTCCTAATAAATCAGGCCTATCTCCTAATCCTAATGCTAAGAAAGCACTATCAAATGATAATTGATTTGATAAAATTGCAGCACTCGCATTTGTAGTAAATCCTAACCAATTTACTATACCGGGAGTAAGTACAGCAGCAGGTGGTGCCCCCAACATTGCCATTACATTAAATATTCCACTTACGGTTCGCAAATGTATATCCGCGGCGGTAATGAAATTATTTATAAAGGTATCTACATTAGGTTCTCCTTTATAAATAAAAGTAGGTATCTGTGCGGTTGTTCCTGGATTGGTACATAATATACTTAATACTGATAACGATGGAGGTGTATATCCCGGTGGAACAAGTGCGAGTGGTTTCATTGGAGCAAGAGTTGCACCTGTCCAATATGTTACAAACCCATTTGCCAAAAGTTTAATTAAATCTAATTGTTCAGGTGATGTGGCTTGTTGTAAAAATACAATTTTAAACATTGCCTCCATTCCTGCAACATTACCTGCTAAAACCGGGTTACCGGCTACCAAATCACCTGCAGGTGGTACTTTCATTGCCATATCATATGCTATCGCCAATTGTTTGGGTAACACATCATAATCTAATGGATATGATTCCATTACAGCCGTTATTTGTGTTTTAAATCCTTCCCAACCTGGCATATATTAAAATTTATTAAGCTACTCCAACTTTTTTTGATAATATTGATTCTAATCTGTCTTTAATTTGCTCAAGTTTTTTTTCCATTTTAGGATTCATACCACTAACAGGACCTGCTGGTGTAAGTAAACCACCTGCTTTAAGGTTTTCCATTTCAGTTATTATTTCCCTTAAAATATTTACTAATGTGTCACCTAATACCGCCGATTGTACCTCTATATCACCCAATCGTATCTTTCCAGCGTTTCCTACATATAAAGTAATAAATTTATCTGGAGCTTGAATATCGATATTACCTTTTGAGTTTATATTTGCCCCTAACTCAGTATCAACGGAAAAAATTCCATCGGTAATTACACCATAATGACCTTTAGACCAAAATATCATTTCATTTATTCTAGATGAAAAAACTAATCTATCGGATGATATTATAATCTGATTACCGTCTAATGCTGGAGGATAATTTTCAAAAGCGTAAGATTTTTTGGGTAAAAATCCTGGTAAAGGTATCGCTTTCTGTGGGTTCATTTTAAAATTAGTAGTTCCTACAATCGGAAGAGGTGTTCCAGGTGAAAATGGTGATGTATAATTTCCACTACTTATTGCAATAGAAGAACCATCTTTATTTATATCCTCTTCTACCTCACCTCCTCCTAATATTCCCGAGATAATTCCTCCTAACAATCCTTTTTTAGCTTCTCCATTTCTTATAATCAAAATTGGACTACCACTACCTGCACCACTACTCATTCGAATTGATTGACCATATCTAGATTGAATAACAGTATCTCCTTCGTATAATTTTAATCTTTTAGCTGGCTTGCCACCCGTTAATCCTGCCAATGCACTTCCACCTGATAATGCCAATGATTTAAATGAGCTTATATCAGTAAGAGGAGATTTTGCCAATCCCTGTCTACCCTTCATTACACTTGAACTGATAGAGTCATTAAAATTGAATCTCCTATAGGAAGGTACGTTTGAATCATTAAATACTTCAACTATCTCACCTACCATCGGCACAGTTAAACACATTTCATCAATTGGGTATGCCGTTTTTGCAATACCTTTATTATTAAGACCCAATCCCTTTACGGATATTGAACCTGGAATTATATTATTACCAGTCGCATCTTTTTCAATTGAAAGGTACACTTTCTCAACAACTCCTAAATAAGTTGTTGGTTTACTTTGTACATTGTTGGAACTTGCGTTTACTCTATATTCACTTTTTGTGCTTAATAAATCTGCCATTATTTTTTGGTTTGTTCAAGTTTCCTTTGGATTTCTTCCAATTCATATTCAATATCATCTACTTTATCCATAGTTTTAGCTTGAACATCTTTTGAAATCTTCTCCAATTCACCCAGTAACTCTTCCTTTTCTTTATCGGATAATAATCCTCCATCATTAGTTCCTTTATATTCCATTGCAACGAATCGTTGTCCAATTGTTGCTAATCTAATCAGTATATCATCATTCTCTACTGAGAACTTAACTAAATCTTTGATAACCGGTCCAATTGCAGCAATATCCCCTGCATGTCTGATTTGTTTTTTGAATTCCTCAATCAAATCACTTATTTTCTGTTTTTTTGAATGTTGGTTAGTATATATCTCACCGAATAAGTCAGATAACTTCTTTTCCCCAAACATTACAAAATCTGTAGATTGTTGTTTTGCCATATCAATAAATACCTTATTAAATAATTTTTTGTGTATCGATGAATCTATGTAACTCATCTGATAATAATATATATCCTTCTGAATTAGGATGTTGTGTTCCTCTTGTATCCCATCGTTCTATATGCTCCCATAAATCAGCCCTATTAAACTCATTTAGATACCCCCTAGCGGTTTGTTTTTTGAATTGCCAATAAACTCTACTATCTATCAAGTCCGTTCTATCGTAGTGAGGTAAAACACCCATAAACATATCTTCTATACCATCTATAAACATATGTTTAATTTTATAATGTTTAAAAAATTCCTGTAAAAATATTATATAGTTTTGGTTAACTATACTATAATAATTTTCGTTATATAAATTAGTTAAATAGAATTTTTTATAATCTTCCATAAAGAAATCATAATATCTATTCTCTGTTTGGGTAGATGTGAAGAATCTATCAGGTGTTTCCATTAGATGTTTTGTACTCCAACTCAACCATTCACCTTTAGGCCCTTTTGGAAAAAATGGTAGATAATCTCTAAGTGAAGAAGACCACATAACAATAACAAAATCGTTTTTTGTAGTCTCTCCACTTTTTATATCATCAACTATCTGATTGAATATAACATTATTGGGATTACCACTTATCCCATTATTTTGATAAGGTAATCCCAATTTATCACTTAGGTGCTTAACCCAACTATTTTCTTTTTGATAGATTATCTTTTCGTGTTTAGAGAGGGTGTCTTCGATTTCTCTATTACATCCCTCTCCAACTGTCCAACTATCTCCATATGCAACTATTCGTTTCATTTTTTAGTTATAACATAATCCTCTATTACTAACATATCCAATTCAACTTCCAAAAATGTATCTATTGCCGTTTTCGGGTCTCTAATCATTGTTTGGTCTTTAACATTGAATGATGTGTTAAGAACTATTGGATATTCGTTTTGTTTTTCCAATTCAGTAAGTAAATCATATATTCTAACACAATCTTCTCTATTTAGGGTTTGTATTCTAGCAGTTCCGTCAACATGAGTAATTGCAGGTAACATATTTCTATACTCTTTTTTAACCCCTACTATTTGATTCATATATGGAACTGATTTATCCCATTCAAAATATGTAGAAACATCTTCCAATTTTACAATCGGTGCGAATGGTCTAAACCCTTCTCTCTTTTTTACTATTTTGTTTATTCTACTTTTCATTTCCCCATTTGTAGGGTCAGCCAAAATAGAACGATGCCCAAGGGCTCTAGCACCAAACTCCAATCTACCTTCGAACCAAGCCACAACTTTACCATTTGATATTGCATCTGCAACAACTGAAATAATTTCATCATCGGATAGTTTATTGTATATTAATTTTTTATTGTAATTTTGTAATTCTTTTTTAACCACATCGCTTAAATATTTTGGGCCCAAATAAGGATTTGTATTATCAATTCTATGCGGATGTGTACTATTATAATATGATATTAAACATGCCCCAATTGAAGAACCCGCATCCGATGGTGCATTTGGTATCCATACATTTTTAAAGCCTGTCTTCTTTGAAATCTTTCCGTTAGCAGTTCCGTTGTATGCACACCCTCCACCTAATACTAAATTATCACATTTTGTTTTACGATGTAAATCTTTTAATAAACGAAAAAAGTACATTTCATAAATGAATTGTACCGCCGCTGCTAAATCCTTATGTTCTTGAGTAATTTCTTCTTCCGGTAA